CAACGTAGACCATAATCCGCTCCTGGAATGCTCTCATCCCGCCGTTTTTCAACCGATGGACCCTGGAATCCACTCATCGAATCGGCTCGAACCTGCCCGGCTTCGCATGCTTCAAAGCCTGCGTAACGCGCGCTGCCTGCGCCAAGAATCGGGGAGTTTTGCGAAAACGAATCGGCGGCCCCCAGTTCGCGGGATCAGCGACGGCTGCGGCAAACATCCTAACTATCGCGTCCATTACCCGCCATGCGAGTGCTTCAGGAGAATCGAGGCCAGCATCGAAACAGGCTTGCTGAAAGATCCGTTCGCTCCAGAACTCGCGCGCAAAATCAGAATCGCTCATCGTGTCACCGCCAGCACTACTAGACCCACTCCCAAAGCAGCAAGAGCAAGCCAAGCTCCAGTAGAAAGCTGTCCGGTAGAAAACTGGGAATAGTCAAACGCGCCCGTGTCTTCCCCGACGACCGACGCGGAAGAAACGGAAGGCGCGGACACGTCGCCAGACAAGGCCAAGACCTTTTGAGCGTACCCCGCCCCGGCTGGAATGTTTCCCGGTCCTGCATTGTACGCCGCTAAGGCGGTATCCCAGTCTCCGAACTGGTTGTAGAGCTTGGAAAGGTAGGACAGCCCGCCCTGTACGTTCTGGGTCAAATCGTGCGGATCGACTCCCAGATCCGAGGCCGTACCGGGCATCAGTTGCATAACCCCGATTGCGCCCTTGGGAGAGACCGCCGATTGGTTGAACCCGGATTCAGTCTGAGCGACCGCCAAGGCCAAGGAAGGAGGCACTCCGTACCCCGGCGCCATGCTCGATATCAGGTCTTGCACCGAAGATGAGGAGCCGAGACCGCGCAAGGAGTACATCAGCGTCTCTCCGAATCCTTCAAACGCGCATTTTCGCTGAAGGCCATGCGGATCAGCAGGACCGCCAAGACGAGCGCCGGAAATCCAACACAGCCGACCAGGAAAAGGCCCGCTTCGCTCATGTCTTCCCCTGCCCTTCCCGAAGCCAATAATCGTCCGTGTGTCTTATGTTTGCCGGATAGCGCCGCAACATCATACGAACGTACCGTCGAAGTCGAAAAATATAGTGCGATGCGACCGAAGGCTTCCCATGCCGCCGCTTCACGCTTTCCCCTTGCCCTTCCCCGCACAGAGGGCAATTGACGTGCAAATGCCGACAGAGTTCTGGGCGCGGGCCACTATCCGGCGGCGGTATCGGGAGCGCTCGTCTCCAGAAGTCTGCCAGCCATGCCCGGAAGCCATAGCCGAGCGCAAAGCCGGAAATCACGGCAATAGGCAAAAGCCAAAGAGCTTCTTGCATCGTCAATCCTTCGGAATCGTCTTCCCGCGCAATTTCACGAGCGCCGCTTGAGCCAGGAACTTCAGAGCCGCCCAAACAGTTCTCATGCCGCCGCCTTTTCGCGCAACGCGATTTCAACCACGCGGTTCAAGGGAAGCAGGTAGTACGATCCATCTGGTTTGATCACGTGCAGGTCCAATCCATCGGACACCAGCCGGTTATCCGGCGCATACGCTTCCCGGTGTCCATCCCGGTACGTCACTTCAATGAAAGAGTAGATTCGCCGCGCCACAGCCCGATTATACGGCTTTTTCGACGTGGGGAGGCTCGGAAACTTCGCTGATCGGTTCACAAGCAGTACTAGGACGCCGCTTCACGCCCCGGAGAATCACTTCCACCCCCGCCACGTACGCCTGAATCGTAATTGAACAAGCGACCGTGGCGACCACGGCCGCGGAGTCGGTGACTTGCACCGTGAAGGTAAAGACGCCGTAGGTCGTAGGCGTGCCCGAGGCGACCCCCGTGGCCGCGACCAAGGAAAGGCCCGGAGGCAGCGCCCCGGCTGAAATTGCAAACGTGTACGGAGGCGTTCCCCCGGAAGCCGTAAAAGTGTGGCTGTACGGCTGTAGCAGAAGCCCGCCAGGGGGATTGTTGCAGGAAGGTACCAAGGGAGGGACGAGTGGAGCGAAGAGAAAGAAAAGCGCATCGACGAACCCTGGCAGGAAAGCGGCCAAACGTCCCAGAACAGATCCGATGCGCCAATTCGGCAGCGAGAAAGCCTGCCCAGGAAATACGAAACCGGGTGGCGTCGGATCGACCAGGAAGTCATAAACCGTGCTAGTGGTCCATCCCAAAAGCGGGTTTGCGCTCTGCGCCACGCGAACCTGATTCGCCCCATATGCCGGGTCCGTGGGTTGGACAAAAATCACGTACCAGAGCGCTCCATCGAAGGCAGCGGCGGGATATGGCGCAGTTCCATCGAACACGTTATAGGACGCTGCATCGACCCCCGGCGCCGCCAATTCGGTCCAGACCGGAGCGTTCAAAGGCGTACCGACATAAACGCTCACATAGCCTGGTATCGGCCCTGGCAGGCTGCGTATGACGGGCATGAGAATCGTGTTGTTCCCAACCGCTGGAGTAAGGCCGAAATACAGCAGATCGACCGGCAGCGCGCCTTGACCTGGAAAGTCGAAAAACGAACCTAGACCGCCGCCCGACAAAAACTGCTGGTAGAAAAATCTGTCAGTCCACCCAGGCGTAAACGGATCGGTCAAAGCGAAGAAAATGTGCAGGGTATCTGCGGCATCCATGACCGCCGGCAGCACATTGTTGAAAGAACCGATATTGGCGCCCGAACCGGCCCATCCAGGTAAGGCTTCCACATTCGTCTCAAGATCGACAATCGAAGACCATGCGCCTCCGCTGAACACATAGGCGCCCAGCCGGCTTGGAACGCCCGGCAGCGCGGTGGTATCTTCCACCAGGAGCACCAAGTCTCCGCTGGATCTTCGATATAAACCGAAAAGCGCATCTGGAGACGGAGCGCCCGCACCTCCAAAGGGAGCGCCCCAAGTCTCGCCAGCCAAATCGAAATTGCGCAGAATGACCGGAGCGCTTGCGCCCGGCGACGGCAGAAGCGCAATTGTGAGAGTGTTGGCTCCATCCCAAGCGAGACATTGAGCGTCGTAGAGCGCATTTGGCTCGTTAGCCGCATCGAGTTGGGTCCATGAGACCCCGCCATCGGTCGATTTCCAGACCTGTACGTCTTGCTGAACAGGCGGATAAACAATGACCGTGAATAGGTTTCCACCATGACGAAAGACCCCAGGATCACCCGCCCCAGGTTGCGGCATTCCAGTCGGACTCAAATTGCCGATCTGAGACAGGAGCATCAAAATGTCCTAGGAACATGGGGAGGCTCTTCTATTTCGCCAACCGGTTCCAAACAGGTATCAGGACGCCGTTTCACGCCCCGTAGGATGACTTCTACTCCCGCCACGTACGCCTGAATCGTGATTGAGCAAGCCACCGTGGCGACCACGGCCGCAGAGTCGGTGACTTGCAGGGTAAAGGAGAAGACGCCGTAGGCCGTAGGAGCGCCCGAGGCAATGCCAGTCAGAGGGTCCAACGAAAGGCCCGGAGGCAGCGCGCCCGCCGAAATAGCGAACGTGTACGGAGGCGTGCCCCCCGCAGCCGTAAAGGTGTGGGTGTAGGGCTGTAGCAGCAGGCCGGAAGCAGGGCTGTTGCAGGAAGGTATCAGGGGAGGGATGCCCAGCCCGAACGCAACCACCTGGACAGTATCGGGGATCTGGGAGGTTTGGAGCGTCCAGGCGATGCCATCGGGAGAGGTAAGGACATTTTGACCGCCCCCCGAACTGTATCCCACCGCCACAAACTCAGTTCCCGACCAAACCACCGAATGCAGGCCGGTATCGACGACCACGACCGGGGCGACTTGCCGAGTCCAGGTGATGCCATCGGGCGAAGTCATGACGGCCGGCTGTACTGGCGTCGGAGGCGAATTGGGAGATCCTACGGCGACATACAGCCCGGCGCCATACGCGATTCCAAGCCAGGAGACCCGCGGAACCGTAACCGGCGTAACCTGAGGGGTCCAAGTGACGCCATCCGGCGAAGTCATGGCTTGATGGTTTAGACCTGAACTCGCCAGCGCTACGAATTGACCGTTTGCAAAGCAGACCGCGCTCCAGTCCCGCACAGGGCCGGGAACGGCCTGTGGAGTCCAGGTGACCCCATCGGGAGAAGTCGCCACCATGGCTCCGCTTCCCACCGCCACCAGAGCGGAAGGACCGGCAGGCCCGGCGCAGATGGATTGAAAAGAATTGCCGCCGGTGACAACCGTGGCCGTCTGGGTCCAAACCGTTCCATCGGGAGAAGTGACGACTACGGCGCCGCCGAATGTAGCATCGTCGATGGCTACAAACAGCCCAAGCGGAGCGCTGAAGCATACCGCGACAAATTCGCTGTTGGGCTGCGGGATGGCGTACCCCGTCCATGCCGCTCCATCGGGAGACGTCATCGCAATTTGCGTACTTCCGCCCGCATCGAAGCACAGCGCCACAAACGTGCTCAACGCGAAAGTAAGGGCGAAGCCACCGCTCGGATCGGTGGGAGAGGCGCGCAAGGTCCAGGTAACCCCGTCCGGGGAGCTTTCGACCTGGTTGGCCCCGCTCGAAAAGTTTCCGAGAGCGACAAAGGGCATATCAAGCCAGATTCGTTACGTCCACCATCAGCGAAGACCCCGCAGGACAGAACAGTTCAGGCTCCAGCGCCAGTCCCGGACCGGACTTCGTAAACACGCCCGCAGGTACCCAGACCCCGCCATACGTCAGATGCGTTCCGAAGGCATCCCGGAAACGGACGCCCAAGACCCCGCTTGGGTCGATCACTTCGATGGATCGGATTCGATACTCCACGTCCTTTTCCAGTTGCAAAGGGACGTTCAGAAACGATTGGCCCGGAAGAAGGCCAGGCGTCAAAGACGGCGTGTTGCTCCGGTCGAACGAGTACACGAATTCCTCATCTGTGAAGCCGGGAGGCGTCGGATAGGCGAATTGAGGACGGTAAGGCATTGTCTGCCCTTCAGAATGCCACCAAATGGAGAGCTTGACAACCACGACGGCAGCGACGCCGTTTCCAGCGATGGGTCCAGGAAGCGCCCGAAATTCCAGGTACAAAACCATTACCCCACCCGTCCAAAGGGCCTTGTAGGGCTTCCCTTGCACCGGAAAAAGGCACAAACGGCGTATTCCAGGGTCCTTTCAGCTTTTCGGGGAAGGTTGGCAGGATTTCAGGAATGCGGGCACATCGCCGGTAATTCCAGGCTGTTTCATGCGTTCCGGCCGGTTTTTTCGGAAGTCCTCAAACGCCTGAAGCCGGTTAGCGATTCCCGCCATGTGGGACGGTGTACAGCCATCTTCCATCGCCAACCACTGATAGTAAGTAAGCATTCGAGCCGCCAAGCGGTCCCGCGCCCGGAACAGAATCAGCGGCTCATCCTCCGGTATCGGAATGCCGGTTACAGCATTCACAATGACCGGCTCCCCGTCTCGAATGTCGATTGCGTATTTCGGATCTATCGCCTTCATCAGAACGGAACCTCCGATGCCCGCCCACCACGCCGACCGGAACGCGCTGCCGCCAATTTCGAGGCGAACTCGGAACGCTTGTGGCTGGGCGTGGCCCGGATCATGGCGACCGCATCGGAGACCTTCATAGTGGAAGTCAGGCCGGCATTCCGGTCAGAGCTTCCCACCCCGCCTTTTACTTTGCCCTGTGCGCGCGGTCTGATAGCTCCCACAGCCTGAACCCACTCCCCAAGGCTTGCAGCCCCGCCGCCCCTTGTCGGATTGAACTGGGCCGTTCTACGCCCCATTCTGGCCCGTTTCAGAGCATTGGAGTGATAACCGTTGCAGGACCGGCAAGTCCAGCAGAGGTTTTCCGGCTCGTTGTGGGATTCGTGGCCGTCCAGATGGCCCACCATGATCTGTTTCTTGGAGCCGCAGAATGCGCAGACTTTCGGGCCTTCGGGAGCGTTCCGGTTGGCCCGGTAGCGTTGCGCACGGTCTGTCAGATTGGGAACTTGCCGCGCGGAGTACTCCGTGACATGCAGGCCTTTGGAGCGGGTGACCGGACGGAATTTGACTACCACCAGGGGCATACGGCTACTCCAACGTATCTTCCAGCAGCCACCACCAGAGATTGCCAGAGCAACCACCAAGAAAAAGCCCAAATAGCCACATCATCGTCAGGCCGCTTTCTTGCGCCGAGCCTTCGTCTTCACGGGCATATCTGTGCCCTGCCCCACCCACTTGCCGGTCTTCCGGTCCCATTGGTAGTCTCGCGGGCCGACGTACAGCAGCACGTTGTCATCATCGAGCGCCACACGGATCTTGACCGACCGGCCCAAGTCAAGAATCGGCAATACCCGGTCTTCAGTCTCGAAAACTTGCCTTGGCGTCTTCATGGGATTGATTGTACACCCTTGTTGGTGCGGGCGGCAGGACTCGAACCTACACCATTCTGCTTATCGAATGGCCTTCCGGCTTTTCATCCGGCGCCCTGATGCCAATTCGGGTACGCCCGCACATGCCCCCAATTCTACGCCCTCACTCCTGGAACGCGCAAGAGCGTCTGAGTACCAGATGGGTGATTGGAAGACCAAAAAGCCTTGGAAGTGTTCCAAAGACCGTTCCTACTGCTTTAATGGCTCGGAGGATGCAAGGACCGCGCCATACTTCAGCCTCACGTCGGCCAAACGGGCTTCAGCGGCTAACCGTTCCCTTCTCGCATCCGCCAAGCACGCTTGAGCCTCCAGCGCCCGCGCTTCAGCCTCCAGCGCCCCGCGACGGCAATAACGTAAAGCCCACAACGACACCACGAAAGAGATCGCCGCAAAAATCAAGCTCACGCCGGCCATGTAAACCCCTCGAAGATGGAAATGAGATAGTTCGGATCTCCCGTGGAGACGTTCGCCACCGTCGTCGCCTTTGATCGCAGATCGGTTTCCGGCTTCAGGATGAAAGGCTTCTCAAACCGCATCGGAGGCCAAGCCACGCCGTTCTGACTCAACATGGGAGGTAAGGAGGTGCTGATCTGGTACAGACCCGCCAGGGGGTTACCCTGCAATGCCGTAACGCCGACTGGCGAATCCAGGTCCACAGTCCAAAGGATATCGCCGCGGCCTGGAACGAACCCCGCGCCAACATAGATCTGTAGCAACCCGCACAGCGCGAATTGCAGCCCCGCGGGAACGGAGTACTTGAGCACCTCGACCTGGTTGGCGCCTCCGAAAGCCGGCGCCGCGATTGAGCCGTAACGAAACACCGGCTCGGCCGATTCGGGCGGACAGAGCCAGGGATAGGGCCACTGATCGCGGTTGCGTTCGATCTGGTGAAGCGCGTGCATCTGCTTCACAGCTTCGGGTCCGGTAACGACGCGCCGATCACGCTCTCTCACTGGGGACATTCGCTCACCTCCAAGGCTCCGATAAGCACCTCGATACGCTGAGGACTCGCCGCCGTGCTCTGAATCGTGGCCCGGAACAGCCCGGAGCCAACCACTGGATAAGCCGAGTCCAGCAGGTTCCAGAAAGCCGACATCTGCGTTAGCCGGTTGTCGAGCACCACCGGATGATAGTTGGAGATCAGCACGGCGGGTATCGGCTCATCCCAGAACTTGTGCCCGGTCGAAAGGTCTTCAAGCTGAAACACGAACTGCGGCGGAAGCCCGGTTACCGGGTCTGGAGGCACCAGGAAGCCGTACAGCAGATCACCAGGCGTCACCTGGAGGCCGAACTCCACGTAGCCGCCGGCCGCAACCACTTCGTTTTGCGGATCGGGAACTCGATAGATTTTCGGTTTGTAGCAGTCTTCGTAGGCCAACGGGTCGAGTTGCGAGAGCACCAGAGGGTCATAGTTCCCCCAGGTTGCCCGGATGAGAGGATCGAGCCACAAAGGGCCTAACATGAGACCTCCAACGATGCTTGAATAGCCGTGTCCAACGTCCGATTCGCCACACCGGAGCCGCCCTGAAAGATGCCCATTCCGATGCCCTGAGAATCGGCAAAGGCCATCAGCCACATGAAGCCTTTGACGACCGCCTCATCCGAGGCCGGCTCATCCTGGAGCGCCGCTGCGGTCAAGGCCAACACGCCGCGCAACGCACCGGAACCGCACGTATGCTTGTACCGCTCTCCGAACACGCACGCTTCACAGCCGCGCACTTTGACGCCCTTGAAGTCGCCAAAGAACAGTTTTGACGTGTGGCGCCCATGCAGAAAGTCCGACTTTTCAGGGTCGAAATTCGCTTGCGGAACGCCCTTGCAAAGATCAACGGCGGTAGGTTTAACGGGCATCGGAAGGCCCTCCGTTGTTCCGTGGAGGCGCTACGCAGCCCCGAGGCTCTACAGCGTGCGAGGACTGAGGCCCCGCGCTCCTGGAACGCTCCAGACCCACTGCGCGAACTGTTGGACCCTGGAACGCCATAGCCGTTTACTTTCGCACTCTTACGACCACCTGACGCCCTTTTCGTTCGATCTTCACCGCTTTGGCGGGTTGCCAGCCGGGAGGAGGATTGCGGCGATGGCCAAAAAAATATCCGTAGTCGTATCCCTCGCGCCATCTTCGCTGATTCGAGGGGATTAACATCTGCCGTTTACTTTCTTCAACAAGCCAGCGGCCAGCCAAAGGCACCGCGCCACTTCGACGGTCTTTAATTCCCGCTTTCTTGCCCTCTTGGTACGCGGTTATTTTCGCCATATCAAAACACCTTCATTCCCCCGAACGTCAGAGGGTAGTCAACCGCAGCCGCCCCGGCGTAGGCCAAGTCGTTGCGCTCGATATCAAACCACATCTTGTGGGTTCGCGGGATGTAAATCTCGGGCACTAGCAGCCCCGGTTGACTTGCTCCAGGACCGACCGGCGCGACAAACGACGTTCCCACCGGAAACACAGCCGGGAACGTGGAGCGCCCGAAAAGCACGTCCGCATGAACCGGAGCGTTCGAGTAAGGCTTCATAGCCTCGTCTTTGAGCGTAATGAAAACCTCGTATGTCCCAGTCTGCGGCCCGGCTTGGCCGAATCGGAACACGAAATCCGAATCGTTTTCAGGCGCAAAAGGCACGCTGATTCTGGCTGGATCGTTGACGCCCAAGGATGAAACCGTGAGCGGATACCAGAAGGGCAGGGGAGGCCGGCTCATTTTTGCGGGATAGGTGTAGTTGGCCCCGAATGCCCCTTGCGGACCCACCTTGACGCCCCGGAAAAACAGTTGCAGCCCGGTTACTATGGCCGCGCCATCGTTGCGAAGGTCAATCGTGATGATGCCCTTGCGCGGCCAGCGCACCGGAGGAAAGACCGGTTTCGGATTGCCCAGTTGGCCGAAGTAGGGACCCAGGAGCAGAGGCAACGGTACAAAATCCTGCTGCTTATAGTCTTGCGTATTGGGACCGGCCCACCTGGCCGAGATGAACTGCAAACCGTTTTGAGTGCCGAGCGCCGGTCCCGGAAGCGCAACGTACGGCACGCGCGCCGCCAAGCCCCGCAGTTCAAAGGGCCAATCCGCGTCCAACTGAAACGAGATGCCCGCCGCCACTTGCCCCGCAATGAGGGTGGGAGCGTCGAAGACGTAATCCTGATGACGCTCTTGCTCACCGTTTGCAGTCGGCATAGCGCTTGACTCCGAAAATGGCGATTACCGCATCGATAGCGACCGGCGCGGGCGGGGAAGTCGCATTTTGAAAGTAAGCCATGAACACGCTCCCCGCGGGGCATTCGATTTCCGGCTCCAAAGGCACCGTCATCAACTCGAATCCGCCCGCAGGCGTCAAATCCAGCCCGCCCGGCAGGTAGGATTGATATGGAATCAGAAAGCCGGAACCGGAGACCTCGGGAGACAGAAGCCTCCCGCCCGGCTCTCGCAGTTGCACGTTGACGGTAGCGATGGAACCCAACCGGACGCCCCGCGCGATGAAGACCGCATCGGTTTCAAGCTGCAACGGAATGTCCCGCAGCGTGGCGCCGCCCGCCAGCGTCAGGCCCAAGGCCGGATTGCTCAACTCATCGAAGTAGTGAATGAACTCCTCATCGTGGAAGCCCGCAGGACAAGGCGATACGGCGAATTGAGGCCGGTAGTTCACCGCTGCCCTCCGAAGGTCCAAAAAGCCGCGCCAAGGCCCAATGCGGCCAGCGCAAGCAAGCCGTTCGATATGCCGGGAATCAGGCTCATTGCGACCGGCGATGTTGCCGGCGGAATCGTCCATGCCGGTGATGTGGAAGAGGCAGGAGATTGGACAACCGTTATCGGAGGCGCTACAGCGGCCACAGCAGGGGCCGCAGCCTTCCGCGCCGCCGCCGCCGCAAGAGCGGCTGGAATATCTTCGATCACTTGACCGAGGCCGACGTACATTACGCCTTCCTCCGTTTCACGCCTGAGAGGACGCCCGCGATGTAGATGTTGCCCGTACCGGAGTAGTCGATCAAGACCAGATCCACAAACACGGTATCGCCCGCGCGCACTTTCCAGTCTTTCGCTTGAAGCACCCCGTTCAGGATGCCGTAGCGCACGTAATCGTCCGTGAGAGCATAACCAGTGGAGTCCCGTACTTTGACCAGTACATCCCCCACCGCGGGCGCTCGGCCCTGATCCGCGCCGGTTGCGAAAGAGACTTTGCGGACCATGAAATCCGCGGCTTGCTCGATCTGGAATTGGAGGGTTGCGCTTTTCGCCGTGGCCGCCCCCACGTCGATCTGCGCGGTATCCGAGACGTAATCGAACCCGCCCGGCTCATCGATGAAGCCTTGAGGGGTTTGCGGTCCTTCCCCGAAGGCATGGCAGGGCGCCATGATGTTCTGGTTCGCGCCGGCGACCCACCGTGGAAGCGACGATGCCAGATCCGCCGCGCGGACGCGCGTGTCCGCTCCCCTGACGTGGTAATAGTACGATCCTTCGAGCAGCAAAGGGACCGCTTGCGCCGTTCCGGCCGCCGAGTCGCCAAACGTTACTTGGATCTTCGTGCCCGGCGGACAGGCCCGCGCGAAGGTGAGCGGATAGCGCCAGGAGCCGAACCCGCCGATAGCGCGGATATCGGCTAAGTTGTGAAACAGAAAGCGTCCGTCCGGGAACTGAATCTGCATCACCAGACCGACCGGAACGGTGATGTAGGAAGAGATCGACCGCAGCATCCAAGTCGTATCGCCCGTGATGGTGACTTGAACGGTCGAAAGCAAGGAAGACGGAGCCGCAGCGAACACGGCCCAACACTTGAACGCCTTCGCAATCGCCACCACGCGCAAACCTGGATCTTTCGGAACCGGCCTTCCGCAACGGGAAAGAACTATGTCGGCTTGGCGCAGCAGATCAGGCGTCATCATGCGCCGATGCTCCTAGTTCCGTCCAAGAAACGATCCAGCCGATTGCGCAGCCGTTCAATTTCCGCGCCGATGTCTTGCAACTTGGCGGTGATGGAAACGAGTTCACGCGATTCCGCCAACAACGTACGTACCTCTTTTTCGAGCATTCGGAGCCGGTCTTCGTTCTGAACCCATTCCCGCTCTTGTTTTTTGATGACGCGGGACGCCGCGATAAGGAGAGAACAGAAGGTAGCCAGCGAAAGCGCGCACGAAAGGTACAGAGCGACCGTTGGCATATCACCGCTTGCCTCCGCTCGAAATCGCCGCTACGACTACTATCGCCGCCAGCAGCGAAAGAAACGGATGCGCGGCGATCCATCCCATAGCCCTAGAGGGGAGAACACCAGGCCCGCCGCAGCAAGCATAGTCGTCTCCCCAAGGAGGCTCCAAACCCGACGTTTGCGATGGCGCGTACATCCGACCTCCACTATACGCCAGAATGCGGACGGGACGCCATCCATACGCCCCGTCCGCAGTACCAGACGGCCCAGAGTCCTAATCGCTTAGGAGACCGGACGGCCCAGCAGACCGAACATGAAGGCGCGGATGACCGTACCAACGCCGCCCGTGGGCTTCGCCGCCCCCGCCGTCAGGGAGGCTTGCGCGGGCTGATTGGTGATCGCGCTCACCGGCCCGGAAGTGGCCGGGAAGAACAGGTTGAAAGACCACTGGACATTCGGCGCCAAGTATTTGCCGAAGTGGCCGAACCGCTTGCGGGCGCCCGGATCGGGCATCCCGTTTTGCCAGCCGCTTTCGTTGGTCTGGGTGGTGAACCCCGAGTAGCCGATGCCCGGAGGATAGGCCACCACCTTGCCGTCCCACTGGACTTTCGACAGGATGGCGAACTCGAAGTAGCTGTAAAGCTCGATGATGTCGAGATCCGCCTTGATGGTGGACGGCTCCACGAACAGCGCAACCGAGTCGATCACGATGTCATAGGGAGGCGTCAGGCCCGTCGAAGCCTTGCTCGGGATGTTGGTTTCGACTTTGGAAAGAGTCGGGAACGGCGGCCCGACGATGGTAGAGAGCGGGTAGGGGTCCGCATCCCCGATAGCCGCGTTGAACAGGGTGTAGCGCTCCAGCAGCGCGGTACCTGCGGCCAGTTTCAGCGTGTAGTAGAAATTCCCGGTGACGCGATCCGAAATGCCGCCCAGAAGGGCATTCATATCGACCGTGCCGCCAGGGGTGACGGGAACTTGCGTTCCGGCCACGACAGAAGGCATTGGCATTTTCTTAGCTCCTCATGGACCACTAAGGTCCGGTCAAACCTCTTGGCCTGGGGCGCCGCATTCAAGCAGCGCCCCGCCAGCCATTCGCGCCCCGCGAACGGCCTAATTCCAGTCGGGCGCCGCCAGCAGCGCTCCCACGCCCTTGTTATGCGTTACCACCGGCATCGTCGCCGGCTGTCCGAACGAACTGCCCGGAGGCAGAATCATGGAAGGCGGATAGCCGCCCCCGACTCTCTGCGGCCAAACGAAATTCCAGTTGGTCTGGTAATCGCCCAAGCCGGCCCCGGAAAGCGCCTGACCGTAGGGGGTTTGGTCCGTCAGGATGCGGACGATCAGTTGCGCGATGCCGCCCGCCACGACCATCGTGGCGATGCTCTTGTCGCGGAAAAACAGGTGCGCTCCGTAGCCGAGCGCGATGGTGGCGCCGATGTTGCCGGCGTACCCCATCGCCCCCGTGTTCTTGCTCTGCAAAATGAGTTGCGTGAGCGCCTTGCTGCCGACCGCGCCGCCGACTACCGATGCGCCCGCAATCGCGTACTGCATGACCTTCCCGCCGGCCGGATTGTGACGGCGCCGACGCGCGTACATTCCCCGCATGGCCGGATTCCTTCTGTGCCGCCGCCCCGGCTCGTTGCGCTTGCGGCTGCCAGCGCGATGATGCCGGACGGCATTCTTTCGTTTCGCCATACTGCCTCTCTTTCTCGCTGGATTGCCAGCCGTCCCGAGCACGTAGACTACTTCGCCAAGGTTCCGCCGTTTGGCGGTACGCGGACGATGGGAGGCCGCCCGGGCTTGCCTCCGAACCTGTTTCCGCCGAGGAGCGGCGTTATGCCGCTTGGCGGGCTTGCGCCGCTTGGCGGACAGCGCATGACGCGCCGCCGCTCTCTGGCGCTTCGTGCCGAAATGCAATTTCTGTTTGAGCGTCATGCGTCCTCCACCGGCCCTCCGATGGGCCGGGTTTGCGATCAAAGTCGTTCTTTCCGAGTAGGCCATGCGGACCCCCTTTCAGCGGACCCGCGCGTCCTACTGCGCCGCCGAATGCGGGCGCCAGGCGTACAGCTTGGCGACCACCGAAGTGCCCGCAGTCGTACCCCCGGAGCCGGCGAGATTCTGTTTGGTAAGCGTGATCTGAGTTCCCGCCGCCGTCACGCCCCAGGTGCTTACCAGCGACGTGGTTGTACCGCCCCCGTTCGATAGGGCCGACTGAATCCAGATCGTATCGGGCGGACTGGACCCCATCCCGTGCGCGATGGCTACGGTCGTGTCCGTGTCGAGACAGGTGATGTTCCAGGACTTGTAGTTGTTGTTGTCCACCACCTTGGTAGCTACGATCGCCATGGGCATGAGAGCGAAGCCCCCGCCGATCAGCACGACGGCCAAGGACCCGAACGAAAGCCCGTGATGGAGGCCCAGTACACCCGCGCCCACCATGCAGGCCAGAATCGAAAGCAGGCCCAATACTCGTTTCAACGTCATACTGCAACCTCCTCAAGTTGCTTTTTCACAGGTGCGAAATCGGAAATCGGCCGCAGATCGAAGCGCGGAGGCTCCACCGGGCCGAACTTCAGGTGCTCCACATGGGCGCCGGGATGCAGAAAGATCAGATGCCCCGCCTGTTTGGCGCGGTAGCACCAGGACACGTCATCGGTCAGGAATCCCCGCCCGTCGTCCACCGCGACCGGCCAGAAGCCGCGCGGCCCGCCAAGCTCGTTCAGAACCGACCCGCGCATCAGCAGCATTCCGAAACCGATGAAGGCGAGGTCCTGAATCAAGGTATCGCCCTTCAGGGCTTCCAAAACCTCCGCTTCGGTCAACTGACAATCGTTTGGACCGAAACTGCGGCCGGCCGCGATGTAGCTGCGCATCGGGTCAGGTCCTTTGTAGCGGTACCAGGCCCCGATCACGTCGATTGGCGGTAAGGTTTTGTCCGTGTTGCGCTCCGAGGCTTCAAGAGCGTTCATCAAGGCCTGAAACGCGGCCACTGTCGGCGGATTATCCGAGTCGATCCAGAGCACATAATCGGGCGAACCGAACTTCAAGGCTTCAAGAGCCGTCGCCATGCGGACGTGGTAGATGTTGTTCGACTGCCCATATATGCGCGAGAAGGCGAAGCGGCCCCAGAGGTAATAGTGCAGTTGATCCCATTCGGCCAGCCATTCGCTCGAGAAATTCGACCCCGGCGTAATGACCACGAGGCTTTTCAGGGTATCTTGCCCGCCCGTGAAGCCGTTGCGCCGCCGTTTGGCGAGAACCCGCGCCTTGACCGCCCAGGCGTCCGGACGGTTGCTCTGCCGGTACACCGCGTCCGCTGTTTGCGGTATCCCATCGCCCGCCTTTTTAACCGGGTGACGATGCTCGAATTTGACCGCTGCCCGCGCGTCGATCACCACCCCATCTTTGTTCGCGTATTCGGTGAAATCGTCATCCGATCCGACCGAGTTGTACGCGGGGTAGAACAGTTCCCCATTGGGACAGCCGCCGCGGCCCGGCCGTTCGTAGTAAGCCCGCGTCAGAATCGGATGGGTCATGATCCAGGGCCACGGGTCTTGCGCGTTGACGTGGACTGCATACTCCCCGCCAATGTCCGGTATGACGTTCAGGAGCGCCGTGTCCCAATGTTTGCAGGGGAAGAAATCGTCGGCCACGCAAATGAGCACTTGACCCGTGGAGGCCCGCGCCGCCGTGTTCCAGGCGTCCACAACGCAATGACGGCCCGTATTCAGCGTCAAGCGGACGTTGCGCGGAGGTCCGGGAACACTGAGGCGAGAATCCGTTTCAAAGAATGGCCCGCCCTTGTCCACGCACAGGATGTATTCCACCGTGCTCGGATCGTCGGCAGACGAGAGCCAGGCTTCAAACGCTTCCCGCCACTTCTCGGGACGCGCGGAGACGTGCAGCAAGGAAAAAAGAGGCCCTGTGCTCACTTGTCGATGCCCTCCGCTTTGATTTCGTACGTGCCCCCGGCGAACTCCAAGGACTTGTCACGGGTTCGGTAGATCAATTGAGGACCGTACCCGACTTTGCTATGCCTGCCCATGGCCGTTACCGTCGTACCCGCCTTGTGGAAGTACAGGGCCGTACCGCCGTCCGAGCCGAGATGGTCTTTCGTCGTAAAGTAGCGGATTTCCGCGACTTCGCCGACCACGTTCTTTTCATGCGGCCATTCCTCCAGGTGAAACTCTGCCGCGTCTAATTCCTGGTCGCCGCCTTCGATGAAAAGCTGATTCTTCTCTTCATTCGAGGCCAAGATTGCGCCATCGAAGCCCACGATGCGATGACGGTAGCCGTCTTCCCCGTCCACCACCAGCAGTTCCAACGAGCCGAGCTCGGCCAGGTGCATATGGTGATGCACGCGAGCTCGCACCGCCGTTTCGCGCGTGGACGGCCGCCCGTGGAACTGTTCGTAAACGGCAGCGGCTTCAGAGGCGGGATTGGGGTGATGCAGCCCCGAGCTTACCGGAGCCGCACGCGAAATCCGTTCCAGAAACTGGATGTCACTCAAGGACACGCTCTGTCTGGCGCCATCGAGCCAAGCGGCCACGCGCTCACGAGCCGCCGCCGCCTTGTTGCCGCGTTCACCACCCCGACGCGACAGATCAAGAGCACGCGCGGCGCGGTCCCGCAAATCGTCAGGCACGCGATTCCGTTTCTTTGCCGCCGCCCGCTTTCCCGCTTTCGCCCGCCTGGTCAATTCGGCTTGCCCGTACTTCCGCCGTTCCATCGCTGCGCAGACTGCGCGCGGATCGTAGGCGCCGCCTTTGGCCGCCACCGCTTCAACGCATCGTTGAAATTCGCCTTCGGTTCCAGCCGGGTTCAATCGATGCCAGGCGTCGATGAAATCCTTGACGGCCCGCTCTGATGGGAAGGTCGCCAGCGAATTGAGCGAAGTCTTCCAGCCGCCCGGGACCGGCCAGATCGTATGCCCGTGGTAGAGCCGGATTTCAGCGTTCGATGAGAAATGGCCACGCGCCGATGGATTCGCCGTCAAAAACTCATGGAGAGAGCCGCCACGCGCGTAATGGGCTTTCAGTTTGCGCTCCAGATCGGGATCGTCCAACTTCCGGCGCATCCGCTCCTGTTCGCGCTGCTTCGATTCGCGCACGGATGGGCCGAGAGCAGACCGGGGAGAGGACGCGCGTGTCCGCGTAACGCGGTACGTGGTACGCCTTCCAAGCGGTTGCCCCGCTCCGAAAGGCCAGATGTTGGCGCGCTTCTTCATTACATCCCCGGTTTATCGAGCGTCATTTTCAACGGATCGCCGCCTTGTCCCACCCAAACCTTGCAAGTCCAACCGCAGTTTGCTTTCAAGCATTTGAAGCTCTTCTCCGAGAACCCACTGAAGCAACGTAGCCGAGGCACCAAGAATCGCCGCCAATAAGGGACTCTCTGGCACGGCCATTTCACTCAGTTCCCTGAACTTCTCTCGAATTTCGGTTTCTGTCCGCATCACATCCCCGGTTTATCGAGCGTCATCTTCAAGGCCGCCACAGCGGGCGCCATGCCGATCAATCCGCCCTTGCAAAAAGCCCATGGGTCTTGCCAGGGCGCTTTGTCTTGCACCGAAGCGACCGTACAGAATCCGCCCAGGAAGCCCAGGAACAAACTCAAGATCCATCGGTGGGTGTTCGTCATGCCGCCGCCTGAGATAAGATTGAGAGATGACTCCTATCCAAACGTTCCTGTCCGCTTTTCTCGGCGGCCTCCTTGGCGCAATCGCTACAGGTTTCATTGCCTTCCACAGCGTTTTGCAAGCTATGAGAAAAATAGGGAACGGAGAAATAAAGCTGCCAGAGTGATTTCAAAACAGCCCTCCAGAAGTCTTGCGCTTGCGCGTTGGCGGGCCTTCGAGCCTTCGCGCCTCTTCGCGCAGTTTCGCCGCCTTCTCTTGCCGCGCCCGCTCCCCGGCCCCGGCGATGTAGCGGACCTTGCCCCGCACCTTCTTGTAACCCCGGCTAGACGTGCTGAAGACCGAATACAGAACAAACAAGCCAAAAGCCCCAACCAAGGCTTCGCCCATGCCCCAAGTCGTGATATCGGAGGATGCAAACAGATTTGTTCCAAACAGGCCCGTACCGTCCAGCAAGCCCAGTCCGCACGCTCCGCAGCCGATTCCCGGCCCTTCAAAGGGATTTCCCGAGATTCGCTGAACCGTATTGGGAGATGGAACGTACATGGCTACCTCCGCATCCCCATCAGCAGAATCATGCCAAAGCCCAAGCCTGCGACCAAGAGAATAGTAGTAGTGTCGATACCGGAACTTGGGGACGGAACCGCCGCAGGCGCAGCAGCCGCAGGGACGCTGGGCGCAGGCGCCGCAGGTGTGCCAGCAGCGCCAGGAGCCGGAACGATTGACACCGAGCCGTCGCTATTCGTGATCGGGATTCCAGCGCCGCCGCCCGGCGCAACCGGAGTCACCGAAGACGCGAACGGATTCCAGCAGACGCCCTGAAAAATATTGCTCCAAGAATCGCAGTCGATCACCGTGCCCGTGGAGGGATCAGTCTTGTAGAGTGTGCCCAAGCCGCGCCTCATGTACATGGCGAACCTCCCCGGCGTACCGTGTACATCACGCCCGCCTCCAGGACATGCAGCGCTCCTGTTTCGCACGCAACCGCTGAATGCCGACTGATTTTCGATACGACCGAAAACGCCGCCTCACAGCCGCCCTCCAATCGCATCCCGCAGCGCCTTCCCGAAACCATCGGACAGCAGATTGCGTTTCGGAACGCCTATCCTCTTTATTGCGCTCTCAGCAGCAGGCTTCAGGTAGTCCCAGAGCAGAAACCCGGCCCGAGGCTCCAAACGTGTCCGCGTGACGCGCTCTGCGAGACCCAACAGCAGCAGATCGGCCCGCCCGGTGGGATTCGCCCGTTTCATCGGCGCGAACCTCCAACCACCGAAACCAGAACCAAGGCCGCAATGCCGAAGCCGAGCAGCATGGCATTCTTGTTGAGCCAGGCCGTAACCGATGAACTTGTAGGCCCTCCTGTCGGATTCGCCGCCGTAGCCGCAGCCAGAGACGCGCGCTGAATGGCCGCCGTGATGTACGCTTGCGTCGAAGCGTCTACTTCGATGCATAGCCCGGTAGTTGGGTCCGCTACTCCCGTATCACAGCCCATTTGACCGGCTGCGATTCCCGCGCCGAGCGGCCCGCCCACGTCGGATTGTCCAAGCCCACAGGTGTACATAGGCCCTTGCCCTTTACGTTCCGGTTGTCCAATAGCCGTAACCGCGTCGATGACGTTCGATCAAATCTCCCAAACCCGCGAACGCTCCTAACCCGCCAGGGCCGATGCCGGCGAGTCCGGTAGCGGCTTTGATGACCGGAGCTTGCGCGGACCAATAGTCGGTAAACGCGAGTTGGCCAGGACCGTACGCCGCCGAGAACGTCTGTCCCATGATGTTGTTGGCGTAGTAGTTCCAGTGATCGCCCGACATTTTGCCCGAGACAAGGTTCGGATCAGCGGATGCCGCCTTCTGGATCGCTACAGCTAGAGCGTCCATGCTGGCAGCGGGAGCCGCCTGCGCCGTCGCCGCAGCTTTGGCCTGTTCGTACAACGCCGCTTCCTGAATCTGTTGAGCGGTCGCACTGGAAGGAGCGCCCGTAGCGCCGGCCGTGCCATACTGCGCGGTGAAGGCCTGCTGCTGCGCCGAGGTTAGCGCGTTCCATTGCGCCTGCGTACCGCCCTGCGAAGTCCACGAGGCCGGCGCGGAGAAAAATTGCTGGTAGACGAAGTAGCCGCCCACCGCCAGCGCACCGAACAGAACTAGATTGCTCGATTCCATAAGCCTTTCACCCCGCAAGTTTGAAAACCAGAAACACGCCCGCCGCGATCGCCAGCAGCGGCAGAAAAGACGATCCCGCCGGCAACAGCGTCGAAACCGCCGATGCTGCGGAAGCCGCAACCGAATCCTCCACCACGTTCGGATCGTTCGCAATCGGGTCTCTGTAGCCGTTGAACCAGTTCCAGCACTCGCCGGCCGCAGGCGTGCCCCACGCTGGAACCGAAGAGGCCGGTTGTTTCCAGATACACGCGCCGGCTTGCCGATCCGTGATGCACCGCTGCCCCGCCGTCGTGTTCGTGCCTTGACACTGAGCGACCAGGGAGGCCCACACGCGATCAAAGTTGGACAAGGCCGCGGCTTGGTTGGATTGCGACCGTGGGGCCGGAAGCGCGAAGTAGGCCGCGATGTTCTGTTGCAGAGCCTTTTCCGCCGCATTCGCCCAATCGGACGTGATAATGCAGGACTCTCCGCACCCGGAGTTTTCGATTGCCGAGACGACCGCCGAGACCGCCATGATTCCAGCCGCGATGAACGCGCCGGCCACCGGGACTCCCACGCCGATAGCGCCGGCAAGCGGAGCGGCGCCAGCGGCCACTGCGACAGGCTGTCCAATCGCCGCGATCTGCCCCGCGCTCTGTCCCATGCCCCGCATGACGTACATTCGTTTCACTTCTTCCTCATCAACAACACGACCACCGCCACCCCGGCGAGAAGCAGCAGCATCGTACCGCCGCCCGATCCGAAGGCCGCCGTTACCCCGCTTCCCACCGGGTACCCTGCGGCCTGCCTGAGAATTTGTCCGTTGGGTCCGACCACCGTGCCCGGCTGAATCGCACTCAGTTCGGCCAGCGTCAAGCCCGCTTTAGTGGCCGCCGTTATGGCGTTAGCCCAGGCAGCCGAATTGCTTGGAGATGGAACCGTGAACGAACCCGATGGCAGTGGAGCATTCACGTTGTACGTGTCGGTCGGAGCGACTACAGGCGCGGTGTCGCCGTATTGCGCCTGATAGAGCATATCGGACGTAACGGTCACGTCTGACGCATCGTCTCCGAATCCCCGGCTGACGTATTCGTGCAGCCCGGTAAATCGAGAGGCCTGGTCCGGTATCGGCTGACCATCCGCGCTCCACACTTGGCGCCGGAACACGTCTTGCGCCGGCACTTCCCACCCCGGCGACTTTCCCGCATGAACGTCCAGCGCCAGGCGGACACGCGCGTCCGGTCCGGCAGTTTCGATAAGCGCCTGCGGGTAGACGTGCGTGAAGAGCGCCGGCTCTTCCGGATCGGCTGCAACCGTCACCAACTCGTAGCGGACGCCCAGGCAGCGAAGCAGCGCGCACACAAGCATCGTAAACGCCGAGCAGTCGCCGGCCGGATGCGGCATGCCGAGCAGCGCAATGGGGTCCACGATGAGTTGCTTCTTTTCCGGGAAGGCTGCGATCAGGGCCTTGAACTCGGAGTGCCGCATCGGCTCGACGGCGTACTTGACCCACCAGAAGACCGCCCGCGCCAGATTCGCCGATGAGCGCCGGCGCGATTCGCCGGAATCGGCGATGGGAATCCAGGGCGACATATCGAGATTCACGCCGCTGAACCGCGCTACCGCATCCCGCGCGGCAGCTTGCACTATCGGTTCCCCAGCGCAATGGTTGATGCCCAGGTAATGCCACGGACCCTCCGTAACCTTGCCGTTGCACATGAAGTCGATGGTTTGAGCCGTAGCGACGTCCGGGACGAGCGACGGCTGGAAGACACCATAGAGGAGGCCAGATTGCGGAGCCATCACCGAAGATGAGAACATACCCCACCCCCATCAGTAAACATCACAAAGCACAAGTTGATAGCTTAGGTGTACTATAAGGCGAATGCCCCTTAACGCCCCAAAAACGCCCCATTTTGCCAATGTAGGAGCCAAAAAACTTCATGCCGAGAAGTGAAAAGACCACCAAAACAGCCACCGCGACCGCGGAGACCGAACCGCCAGAGGCCGCGCCGTCTGAAAAAAAGCGCATCGGGCGCCCGCCCAAGTCCGAAGACCGCATCCCCCGCGTCTTGAGCTTTTTCAACCGGGTATCGGCCATCGAAAAAGACGATTGGGGGCAGCGCGCCTTCATCAAGGTCTACCGGCTAGAACCGTCGATAGACCGGACTCGACTCGGAGAGCCAAAGCACATCGCAAAGTACTCCGAGCCGATTGACGAGGACAGGATCAAGAGCGACCACGGCAGCGGACGATACCGTCTCTACCTCAATTTCAAAGCGCCCACCGAGAAGACCGAGCGGGAACTCGATTCGATGGAAATCGACATCCTGGACATGAACTTCCCGCCCAAACTCGCCCGTGGAGAATGGCTCGATATCCCCTACAACAAGAAATGGGAATGGTGCAGGGCCATGCTTCCCAAGACCGACGCCGAGCAGATCCAACAAAAGACATCGGCCACCGGAGACCTCGTAGAAGCCCTGGACGTGCTCGACCGCGTGCAATCGCGCGCCGAGGACCGGATGCGACCGCAGCAGCCGCAGCCGAATCAGACGCTCGATATCATCCGCGGCGTCAAAGAACTCATGCCGCCGCCGCCCGCTCCCGCGCCGCCCGCCACCGAGAATAAGATGCTCGATACGGTTGTGGCGCTACTCACCAAGCAGATCGACCGGGACGCCACCGAAGCCGCCGAGCTTCGCAAGGAAATCCGCGAGATGCGCGAGAAGCCCAACCAGGAGAAGAAAGGCCCCTTCGGATCGCTCAAGGACATCGTTACGGAAGTGAAGGGGATTCTGCCGGACCTCAAGGAGATGTTCCCCGGCTTCGCAGCCAAGGCCGGAGAACTCGCAACCAGCGTAGCGCGGTCCCGCATGTCCGGAGATCAAGAGTTTTGGCAACCAACCATCGGCAAGCTCGTTGACGGGGTAATGCCGATCATTCAGATGACGACGGCCAAGTTCATGTCCGGCCGCCCGCCGCAGCCACAGCCGGGCACAGGACAGCCAGGACCGCAGCCCCGGATTCCCGGCGCCGCGCCAGACCAGCCGCCGACCGTAGCCGCGCCGAATGGTTCCGCCGCAGCCCCGCCGGCCGCAGGACCGCCAGCGCTGAGTTTCCTGCACCGAATCGCGCCGGCCTTAATGAATCATTTGCGAGACGACATGAGCGGAGGCGACTTCGCGGAATGGATGTTCTCGGGCTTCGGCCCGGAAATCGACAACCTCAGTTGGGTTTCGATCAAGAACGCCATCGGAGCGGACGCCATTGTCGAGATGTTCCGGGACTCGCCCTACTGGCAAGAGCTTCAATTGATCGAAGCCAAGTTTATCAAATTCGTGCAGGAATTCTGCGCGTGGCAACCCGGTGCGGAGGAGCAGACCTTGACCCCGCCCTATGAAGAACTGGAGGCCAACTAGCCATGAACCCATGGAACCCGCTCGGAATCCTTCAGTCCAAATTCGCGGGCCTGTACGTGCTTGGAAAATGTCTGGTGTACCTGGCCTATTTACCAGTCTCCAAACGCGCGCTGTGCATCAGGAGGCTTGACGTACTCGCCGGAACATGGATGGTGAACGACCGTAGGAGAGAAAGACCATGACGCCCGCCGCAGCCGTGCCAGCCAGCGATGAGGCGATAGACGCCCTCATCGACCGCATGAAGCCGGAAATCCGCAAAGCGCTCAGGGCTATTCTGGAACAGGGACGCGCGGTCGATTCCTTCACTTGTCTAGAACAGCGCACCAAGCCAAATCTGAAATTGGTCATGTTCATCGCCCATGAAGCGCCCGCCGCCCTTCTCGCAAAAACAGCGGAAGGCATCCAAGAAATGGGAGCGATTTACGCGCGGCTCATCCCCGCGCTTGCCGCGCTCAACAAGTCTTTCCGAAAGGATACCAGCGCATCATGACGCCCGAAGCCGTAGAACAGAAAGCCATCGAAGGCATTACCGTTTGCCGGCTCTGCGGAAAAGGCATCCGCGTGATAACCTCCGTACCGATCATCGGGGAAACCATAGAGCAGCGCGCCAAACGCTTCGTCGCCGCATTGCATCAGCACGTCCGAGACCGGCACGCCGAGCAGGCCATACGGTTGAAGGACACCTATACCGCATTCGGAGAGACGTTCCGAGACCTCTTAGTGCTCCAGTGCTATGCGACCGAAGACCCGGTACTGCAAGCCGCCATCGAAGCCGCCCGAGCGCCCATACACGCGCTCACCCGGCGTAACACAATGACCGACGATCAACTGCGCGAGTTTCTTGCCAAGCATGGAGCCACCAAAGCGCATATGGGATTCCTGCTACCCGCGGCCCAAGAGCTTCGAGACTTCCTGTGCGAACAGGGGAAATTTGAACACCCGCTTGTGAAGAAGGCGAGAGAAGCGGCCCCGCTCACCGCGGCTTGAAGCAGTACGCGATCCAGCGCGCAAGCTCGAAGGGAATCTTGGCGATTTGAGCGGAAGCCGCTTTACGGGCCGTCGTCCGATTGCCTGTCAGACGACACGGCGATATCGTACCAGCCGCCTTTTGCTCCGCATAGGTTCCAAACCAGTCGCCGCCCGCCTTCAGGCCGCTGGCCGCCTTCCGCCGCTCATCCAAGGCTTTATCGAACCAGGCAGGACCGGAGCCGCGCTGTTTGACGCCCGAGCCGTCCACCGGATTCCCGCCGCTACCTGAATCGGCATTGTGATTCTGAGCGAACCAGGAGCCGCCAAAGCCTTTGAACTGACCAGACCAGGGCATCAGCGCCGGAACATCGCCCCATAAGTAATAGCTTCCAAAGTGCCACGCAGCGCTACCCACCCAGGATTGAGCGCCCTTCACGTTTTCAACGATGAGCGGCACATGCCGCCCCGCCGCTTCCGAGGCTTCCCGCTGGATGCGGAAACACGCGTCGAACAGAGCATTGAGCGTAAACGAATCGGCAAACCGGGAGCCGCTATCCCGAAACCACCTTTGCCATTCCGCCTCACGCTTCGCAATACCCCAAGGCATCGCCATGTAGCTGTACGCTTTGCATGGTGGAGACGCCACAATCAACGCCGCATCTTTGAACTGGGAGCCATGCAGCGTTAGAACGTCTTGAAGAACCAGTTGCGCCGGATACTGGACAATGCGCGTACACGGCTTCGCACTCGCACCCTCAAGCCCCAGAGACACCGCGCACCCTTGAGTCCAACCCCGATGCTCCACAGGCTTCGTACCTTTCGAGCCGTCAGAATCCGGCAGTTCAGGCAAGGCGTACATATGCCGTTCGATATCGAAGCCGATGCACTCGTAGCCTTCAGACAATGCCCCTTCGGTCCATCCTCCGAGGCCGCAGAAGAGATCAATGCAAAGAGGCTTCATGCGCCGCCCGTCAGTTCATCCCGTCTCTTCAACAGATCCAGGAGTCTCTTTTCCCGCAACTCGGTTTCCCGCATGTGGTAGTCAATCGAGAGCCGCATTTGAAAAATCTGCGAACGGATTTTGGCAAGCTCAATAGCGCGCGGATCTTTCTCCGCTTTCGCCCGGCTCCGGTTGTTGCTGGCGAGAATCCGGGCGCGGTACGCCGGGTCCGTGCGGTATCGCTGGCGCCGTTGCGCGGGATCGGCCATGGGCATTCACACCAGCGGCGCGAGAATCCCCCCGTGATTATGAGGCTGTGGGATTCCACATGCACCATCACATAGCGGCTTGCGTTTTGCAGCAGCCCGCGCCGCCCGTCTCGCCATCCGTTTCGCGCGCCGCGCCTTCTCCGCTTCATCTTTCGCTTTCCAGCGGCAGGGAGACGAGTAGAAGCGTTTCTTGGGCTTGCGCTCGAACCAGCGACCACAGCCGCAATCGCACTGCACGAACTGAGCCTTGAAGGCCTGCACCGTCACAAACAGCGCGTGAGCTTCGCAGCCTGGCTGTTCGCATTCGGAAATCAGACGGTGATGGCCGCAGTAGTGATTGCGATTCCAGATGTCCCGATGCTCCGCTTTGCAGAACTCCTGCCAGGACCGGGTTTTCATGTAGGGCTGTTTACAGGACTCCAATTTGCAGATATCGGGTTCCGGGTTGCCAAGTAGACCCATGGACCGATTCTAGCATGGTTATCACTTGCAGGTTAATGCATTCGCTTAGTGTTTAGTGCCGGAGGAGGATGTACTGAGAGCGTAGCGGAGGGAAGGGCCTTACAGGGCTTCTTTTAGCCCGAAATACGCCCTTGTTTAGAATCAACAACTTCTATGTGACAAGGGGGTACGTCGGTACCGGAGTATACGGGGTTTACCTTAGAAGAGTATCCGAAGCTGAAACATGGGTCCATTCACTGAAGACGGTACGCCTTTGCGGATCGGAAGTCAAGAGGAAAATTCACTCGCCTCTCACAAAGGCCGCCAGCGCCGCATCCCAATCGAGCGCGATGGGTTTCGGACCTCGTTGACTTAATACCTTCCGGCAGTCTTCAGCCGCCGCAAGCTCCAAACGCGCCATCGAATCGACGCCGCGCGCTTTCCACATGGCGGCCCACTCCTGATGACGGGAAATGGCGCTAGCAATTTCAGCCGCCGTCATGGTCTCCAGGTTCTTCATGCGGCCTTGGTGGATTCAAGACCCTTGCGGAATTGGCCGACTTTGCAGGAACAACAGGAGCCATCGGCCAGCAACCCATCGTTACAGCACGTCGGCCGCTTCCATTGAGGCCGTGCGGCAAGCCTTCGCGCAACCTCATCGGGAGATTCCGCAACCTGCGGCGAGTCGTAACCTTCCAAACGCTTCAGCCATTCCGGCGCCGCCGCGATTTCTTCCGCTGTGGCGGGACCAGTGAAACTCCGCGCGACAGAATTTACATTGACCAGCAAGGCCACCGCGACATCAAGCGCCGGGTCTTCACTGGCGACGTGGCCCCCTGGCAGTTGCTTCAATACCGGCCCTTCAATTTCCCGGTTGCGCTCTGGATTTTCCGAAGGAATGCCATCGAGAAAAACAGATGAGCCGACGTCGATACCGTCTTTCGGTTTGAACCGCGCGCAGTAACAGGCCCGCATCTCGCGCTCACCGGGCCATTCCCCGTAGAGCGCCCGGACACGCTTGACCAACCAGCGGACCTGATCCTCCGTTTCGCACATCTCGCCAAGGGTTTCAACGAGCGCGGCCCGCGCGTACAGGTCGGACGGGAAGAATCTCATCAAAGCCAGCGACCCAACTAACTCGTTAACAACATCGGGGTGCATCATGCGGACAGTATGAGGGAATCGAGCGGAAAATACAAGATAGGTACGGTACTACAGGATGCGGCCACGTGTTTTTATGTTGCGGAGAATCAGGTCCATGGTAGCATCGGTCGCATTCCGATGCTCATAAGTCATGCGGGGTTTTGCGGATACTCCCGAACAGATGATCTCAGGAACGCGGTGAAGCAGCAACCCTGACCCGTGCGCGCGTTTGCCAGTGTAGGTCTGATAGCTTTCTTCCACGGCTTGAGCAATCATGGCATCGTTGGCGATCACCCCAGCCCGTTTGGCAGCGTCAAGCGTTTCATGTGCTAGCCGTTGCACGAATCCGGCGCTGATTCCAGCGTCGTGGGACCGCACGGCAGCGTCCGTTTTGGGAAAAATAGGAGACGCCTGCTGCTGCTGCCCATCCTGCCCTTGAGCACTCTCTACGGCAGCAGCAGTAATGCTGCTCTTTCTTTCACTATCTTTACTCCTTATATGCGCGGACGCGCGTGTCACCTTTTTGGTGACGTGCGTGTCCGCTGGAACCTCATTTTCTGCGGACACGCGCGTCACATCGGATGTGACGGGTTTGTGCTTCAAAATCTCCTGAAGCCGGCTTTCCCCACGCGCAATATCCGAGGCTATCTGTTTTGCCTCTTCAAGCTCGGAACCTTGCGGCAATTCTTCCAGCCCGAGCCGATAGCGCTTCAGGTACCGGACGAATTCCGCCGGCAAATCTTCCGGGTAAACGATTTCCGGCCGCTCTTCCGCGGCATCCCCAACGGGCTTCAAAGATTCTGGAAGCGCGCGCCGAATGATCCATTCCCCGTCGCGCGCCGCATACCCGGTGGATTCGAGCGCCGCGAGACCGCGGCAAACCTGCCGGCGATCCATGTCGCACTCTTGCGCGATATCTTTCACCATCATCGGAACGACCTTGCCGCGTTCGAGTTTCACCGCCCGCTCCGTGTGAAAAAACACCGTGTGCGACGTAAGGCAAAGGAACACCCGCGTTTTTTCGCCCCACGTCGGATCGCGCATGGCGCGAAACACCCAGGCTTTGGCATCCTGGTAGAACTCCCCAGGAGCGACCCCTAGTGCTGAAAGCCACCCTGGCACCTCTTTGCCTTCTGATCGCGCTTGTTTTCTTGGAATTGAATCTGATAGGATAGGCACAGCAAGTCTCCTTGACTGACTTGGGATCGGGACCCCGGAGCGTTTGGAACGGCTCTCCGGGGTTCTTTTTTGCTCACCATGAGATTGTAAACCGGCTCAGGACACGCGGGAAGAGAAGCGTAGGCGAAACGTCATGCCGCCTTCCCCTCCATTGTGCCCATGGCAAGCTCGGTGAGATCGACTAGGGACATGCCGGTCTTAGCCTTCTTCAAGCGCGCCAGCAGTTTTTGATAGTCAGTCTCAAAGTACGTTTCCCGGCCATCAGTGAGCAGGTAGAGCCTTGGAACGCGTTTGACGATTGGTTGCACGGCGGTGGTGCGCCGCAGCGCGCGCAGCATAACCCGAGCCTTGGGAATCCAATGGTTTTGATGGGGCAAACATCCCGCCCGGCGCAATGCAACCACGAGTTGAACCTCTACAAGCTGCTCAGGCGTATAGAACCGTCTTGATCCGCCGCCGCCCCCTGGAAACCCTTTCCGGTGGAGCGGCTTCACTATCGCTTGTTCATCCCACCACTGGAGTTGGCGTTTGCTAACGCCGGCGATGCGCGCTACCGCAGAGGTTTCGTATTCGATCATGCCGCCTTCCCCCAACGCGCTTCATTCGCTTTTTTCGACCAGGCCCGGCGCCGCTTGAGGCTCAAGCGGGCCTGCTTCGCGCGTCCGCCTAGGATGGCGATTTCCCGGCGCCGTTCCGGTGAAAGCGCCTTTGCCCGCGCCTTCGCGGCGTTCCGAGCCGATTCCAATCGAGTCATTCCGAAAGTTATGGTACTCGGTTTTTCGGAAACGCGCAAGTAGGGATTGACATGCAGGCCCGATTCGTGGCAAACTCGCAAGCATGGAGACGGACAGCCTAAAGCATTTGCTAGTGACAATCCACGGGGACGGCTTTCTCTGCGGGCGCCAGCCCACGGTGGTTTCCGGTCTGCTGGTATTCCGCGGCTACCGGATCACCAAAGACGGCTGGCACGGCAACGCCGAGATGTTCACCTTGACCGCCGAGAGCGTCCGCTACGGCCAGGAGCTAGAGGCTCCCATGCAACCGTTCGGGGACATCGACATCTTTATCCGCAACGAATTGAGGCCGATTCGATGAGCTACGACCTCATTTTCGGCATCCGGCCCAAACCGATCTACCGGGAAGGCCCGCCCGTGCGAGACGAAGCCTATCTGCGTTTCATCGCCTCTTTCCCGTGCGTGGTATGCGGAAAACGGGCCGAGGCGGCGCACACCGGCCCGCACGGCATGAGACAGAAATCGAGCGACCTTTCGGCCATTCCGCTTTGCCGGAAGCATCACCGCACCGGCCCGGATTCCTACCATGCCAGCGCGCGCACGTTCGCAGACCGGCACTGTTTGGACATTCCAAGCCTGATTGCGCAGTTCAACGCGCTGTGGGCTGAAAGACAAGCCAGGAGAGCGGCATGAAAACGGATACCAGTCAGGACACTGCGATTGTCGATTGGATCGAACGTTTGTGCCGTCAGCGAATGAAACTCTTCCGCCGAACCGGCATCGTATGCTCCCCGTCTGGGACACTCAACTTCGATGATGGGGGTTTCAAGACCTTCAGGGAAGCGGCCAAACAAGCGATGAAGCCCAAGCCGAGACAGCGAAGGAGAGCCGCATGAAAACCGTTGTTCGCATCAAAGATCCGGAATTAGGAAACGGAACCTATCTGTTCTGCCTGGCCGAGCCAGTGCCGACCGATGACGCCGGAATCATCGCACGGGTCTGCGAATGCTCCCCTAGCGCAACCGCAGTCCTCATTACCCGTGAATATCCATGTGCCCCGCGGAGGAGAGCGGCATGAAGCCGCGGTTATCAAGTACCGTTAGCGGGGCCTTTCCCGAAGCGCGCAAGCGCTCGAAACGGGACAATCGAGCCATGAGCAAACCGGGCTTGAAGTACAACGGCAAGACGATCATTGAGCAGGACCGGGACGGTTTTCTGATCCTGCTTCCGAACGGCCAGATGCGTTGCTCTCTGACCGCAAACGAGGCCCTCGAATGGGCGCGGCTGCATTTCTCGAGCGAGACGCCCTCGGGGTTCTTAGGCATCGGTCTAATCGAATACCGGCCCCTCCAGGCGCAGGGCGGAGGGGTTCAGTGAACGGGAACGTTAAACGCGACTTCAGCCACACGCCCGAACACTGGTTGCACGATGCGGCACGCTGGAGAGGCATCGACCCGTTCATGGAAGACATAGCCCTGCGAATCGCCGCATACCTGACCGAGCATCCCGAAGGGTACCGACCCTTGCGGGCGCAAGAAGGAGGGGTTCAGTGAACGGGCTATCGTATCGCTGCTGCTGGCATTGTCTGAAGTGCCACTCGCAAGGGTTTGACGTTCCCGTGCCGCCCGATACACCAGTGCTCAATCTCGCGGCCATCGCAACCGCACATCACGCGACCACAAACCCCAAATGCGCCGAAGTCTATCAAGGACGATGGGTTGAGATTACCAAGCTGCAAGATACTGAACTGCGCGAGATCGTGAGGCCGAAATGACCGACCGCCAAGACCCCGACGCCTTCTACCGCTTCCCGCAGCCCTTCTTTGTCGAATCCCTGCCCTGCGAGAACTGCGGACGGCCATCGGAACAGCGAACCTGGAACGCCGAGCTTCAGATGTACATCGGGGTAGATTGCCCTTGCCTTACCGAGCCGGATGAACCGATGTGCCCGGAACTGCTGGCGCCGATCTTGGCCGCTAGAAGCGTCCGGGAGATCATTGAAGTCTGCAAGGCGCATCGGATCAACTGCCCTGTGTGCGGCGCAATGCAGGGCAAACGCCAAAGCGGCCCTATTCCGTGGAGACCGCAGCGCAACCCCGACGAATTGAGGGTCCGAGGACCGGGAGGAAGGCGGCATGACGACACCAGGACCGTGGGGCATTGAGCCAACTACGCTTGAGATTTGCAGACTGCTTATCTCGACGGAAGAAGTTAACTGCGATGCTGTCAGGCCAGAGAGCGACACGAATTACGTAATTGCTTACATTCCAACGGACTACAACACCGATGAGCAACACGAAAACGCCATCTTGATCGCATCGACTCCACGATTATCTAAAGCCCTTAAAGACTTCGTGAACTGGCAGGTCAAGGACGGGCTTGAACGTCTGGGATTCCTTCAAGCTCAGGCGCTTGATGCGCTCGCCGAAAGGAAGGCGGCATGAGCGAGAAACCGTTTCTAACAGAACGCGAACTGGCCGCAACAGGCATCGTCGGAGGTATGCGAACTTTGCAACAGTGGCGCCTACTGCACAAAGGCCCGCCGTACATCAAAGTCGGACGCGCTGTACGATACCGAATGGCAGACGTTGAAAAGTGGCTCGGACAACACACAGTTGACCCAAGGCTAGAGCAAGCTGGTCGTGATCTGGCAGCAGTCGAACGGCAAATGTTACTCCGGAGCGGCTTCGCTCCTGGTCCATCCACGCCCCCAGAGCAAACGGAAGGGGAAGGGAAAACATAAAATGCCTTTTAATTCCGCGGAGACCGCAGCGCAACCCCGACGAATTGTGGATCCAAGGACCGGGAGGAAGGCGGCATGAGACTAAACGGATTGACTGGAGTTGACGGCCCGCGCGAGGCGCTATTTGCGCGTACTTTCACAGCCTGCATTCAGGCTCTACGCGCCGGTTTAGCCGCTACGGCCGCTGGAGATTACGGCTCTGTAACAGCATGGCAGGACGATTCAGAACGCTATCGCTGTGAACTGAATCGGTATCGACAGATCATCGAGCAGGCGGATTTCAGGACCGCAAAAGAAGCCGCCCGATGGTTTGCTGATCGGCTTCCATGGCTAAAACACGGCCCCCAAACGCCCGCTCCTGGTCCATCCACGCCCCAGAGCAAACGGAAGGGGAAGGGAAATAGGCCGTGAAGCCCCGCGTGCTTGAAACCATCGTCTCGATAACCTTGATCGCTTTCGGCGTGGCAGGCATCGCGTGGTGGCTCTGGGGAGCCGGTCAGTTCGTATGGAGGATGATCGGATGAGCCGCAAGTCCAAACCCAATTCCATGGAGGCCCCCGCGCAGCCCAGGAAGGCCAAGCGTGCGAGGACCGACCAGCCCCAGATGGGTCATCCACTTCTCACCCCGTTCGAGATGGAAGTCCATGGCGTCATATTGCGCAGTGGCCTGGGAGTCACTGAAGCAATATATCAACTGAAAGAAATCACGGACGGCCTAGAGGCCATCCGTCGTCAGAGAACGGACACCCCGCCATTGGAGACCCCATGCTCAAAGTAGTCCTTCCGCCCAACGTTCCGCAGACCATCGCCCTCCAAGACCCGGAAGGCGACTTCAAGCCCGATGAGGCCCAAGTCGAGTATCTGACGACATGCGGAAGGCTCCTGGTGCTGAACCAGGAAGCCGCCACGCGGTTGAACATGCTGGACCTGAAGCCCGGTGAGACGTTCACAATCTGCAAACGAGTTGGCGTTTCGTGCGCAGCGTTACCGGGCGAATCGGAACGATACCGAAAACGCCGCGGCGAACTGCCCTACATCGATCTGGCGTTGACGGCCGCAACCGAGCGCGATCGCGCAGAGGCGGAAGCGGCGATGCCGCCGGCAGAATCGCCGCAGACGCCGAGGCCTGCCGGCGCCATACCGCGACGTAAACGCACAGCCAAAGTGCATGAGATGCGGCCGGACCCGCCGATCCAGCCGAGGCTGTTTGACCGCAAAGGAACCGGCACATACGGTCCGGTCCAGCAGCCAGGCCCGACCAGCAGCCCCGCCCTGCAACCGATCCGCCACGCGCCGCCCGCCCGCATCCCGTTCAACGTCGCCTTTGTCGAGGTAACGCGATTCGTTACAGGAGGCCTCAAGGAACTTGGGGAGCAATGGACTGATGCGGCCAAACAGGACGCCATTTCAACGATCCTGATTTCCGCTGCGAAACAGGGCATGCTTACGCTCTGGGAGAGGCCCGCCAATGACTGAATCGAACTGGCCGAAGGACCCGCCGCCCATGACGATTGATCCTAAGGATGATGCCCTTTGCCGCATTGCAGACGCCCTGGAAAAGCTGGCGGCAACCAACTACACCAATGGGCCATCCTATAACGCGATTGCTAAAATGCTAGCCGACAGCATGACCGAGGCCATTGTTTCACCGGCCCTCCGCATCGCAGATGCTTTGGAAAATTCCTGGCTTAAAGCAGCGCTTTTTGACGACCCGGCCAGATATGTTCCCGGCCCAGTGGAAGCCGTGCAGGAATTGATCGGAGAAGATCTGCCAACGCTTGACGAAGCCTTAACCGAAGCCCTGCTGGCCGCATTGAGCCAGCCGAATGCGACCGCCTACCAGGTCGCCAAACCAGAAGCAATAGAGCCGTTCCTGCGCCAACACGCCGGGCAACGGCTGTTCACCGTAAGCTGGTGAGAATAGAAGGACCTGAGAATGGCTGAACGCATCGTTATCACGGCAAGCGCGATCCGTGGCGCGCTGCTGTCCGCGATTCCGCTGGAGACCCTGCTTCGGCAATGCGCCCTCGACATTAAATCCGCGCTAGAGCATAACGATTTTCATTGCACCGTCATCGAAGTCGAACGGTGCGAACCCCTCTACTCTGTCCGATTCTTGGAGAAACCACGCGAGGAGGCCGCTTGCTCTAACGACAGCGCAGACGAGCAGGCCGAAAACAACGCCTACGCCAAACTTTGGGGTTGCAGCGGCATCCCCATACCCGATGGAAAGCCGCGTTGCGGCAATGTGGCCTGCATGTGCCACGGATCGGACTGACCATGCCCAACAAAAAACCTCCGAAAGAAAACAAGCCCGTCACAGGCCATATTTTCTTCCCCGAAGCCGAACCGGCGAAGCCTCTGCTCAAGCTGCATGTGCTGATCCATCGCCAACGGGATTACGAAGACGCCCCAGGCACGCTCAGGGCTTGGGTGGTCCAAAACGGCGTGAAAGGCACAGTCCTGGTCAAAGGCTCCAAGAGCATCGACGCCACGAAAACGGCAGCGGTGAAACTTCTACCGAGCTGCGAAATCGAATGGGAAATCGAACAGTGAGGCGCGTCGATCTTCCACCCTGCCCCAAGCCCGCATCCTGCCCGGTATGCTTATCCCGACTACATCCGCAAGTGCATCCCAGAGCGTTCAATGGTAGACGCTGGGTCCGCCGATCCCATCCCGACAACTACAAAAGAAGCCCAGAAGCGATCCGTCGCGCCCGCCTCAAGTATTACCAGAAACGCCACCGGCGGTGTTAAAATCAGCCAGTGAACCGAAGCAAGCCGGTCGATCCTCCAGCCTGCCCCAAATCCGACGCCTGCCCCGTGTGCTTCTCGCGCACCAATCCGGAAGCCTACAAGCATCGGTTGGAAGCCTCCTCCTTCACGCGCGCCCATTACGCCAAGCGCGTAAAACGCGAAGGCAAGATCGCAGCCCGCATTCCTGGAAACCTCTGATCCCGCTTCAGAGAAGCCCCACGGTGAACGGAATACCGCCATAGCCCGTTAAAAGCGCTACAATCGTGCGCATGAAGATCACAGTCCTTTCCGCCTTCGCATCCCTGATTCTGTTTTCGGCAGCCGGCCAGGCGCAAGGAAATCCCGACTGCCAATTCACCGATACCTTTACCGCAGTCGTGGCCGGCCCGAGCCACGCCAATACCGGAACTCCCTGCGTGGCTTGGCGCTTGACATACAGCGCGGTAGGCATGACGGCTCTTTCCATCCAGATCGAAGGGGCGCCCTGGAACTCGGGAGGGACTGGCCCCGGAACATTCGTGGCGATCGCATCGGCCGCAATTCTCCAAGGCACGAATCCGCTCACGGACCCGAACTCGGGCACGCTTGTAGTACAGGGCACGGTGTATTTTCCGTTCATCCGGCTAAACGTAACCGTCTTCACTCCGACCGGAGCTTCGGGAACGATCACCGCGCGGCTGTACGGCTACAAAGGCACATCGGCCGCAGCCATCAGCGGAGCCGATATTCTCTCCAATCCCATGTTGGCCCTTGGCGACATGATTTACGGAACCGCTGGAGGTACGCCCGCCCGCCTGCCGGCGAACACCACCACGAACCCGGATTGTCTCGTCGAGATGGGCGATGGAACCAACGGAGGCATACCGGCCTTCGGCCCGTGTCCCACAAACGGGACACTGACCTACTACATCACCCCAACCGCATCGGACCTCACGAACGGAAGCGCCATCGTCACCCAAGACGTCAAAATGCTCACCCCGCCCTACTCGCCCATCACCAATATCGACATAGCCCACAATGCGGCGGGAGACGTGATCCTACAGAGCGTAGCGACCGACCCCGGCTTCCCCGGCGTCACCTTCATACCGGCAGGCGTCTACACCTTCCATATCCACGCAGAGAGGCTCTCGGGGAACCGCGCCGTTACGCTGTACGGCGTGTTCCGGGAAGTGACCGCAGCGGGCGTAGCTGTAGGAACCATCGGAACGCTGACGGAATCGACGCCCGCGCTTACTGGAAGCCAACTCGAATACGTCCTCCAGATGCCGGATGGAAACACGTACACAATGGCCCTCATCACTTCGCGCATCGTGCTCGACATCCATGCCGTCTTTACCGGAGGTTCGACAAACACGACGGTACGGCTGTTCGTGGGAGGCACGGCGGATTCCCACATGAGCTTGCCATCGAATACCGTCGATGCGACGAGCTTTGTACCGTACACGGGAGCGACCGCGGCGCTCAACCTTGGAACCCAGGCGCTCATTCTGAACGGATCGACAGTGACGGGAGTTTGGACCCAGACAACGCCCACGCCGACCTGTGCCGTGGGGGCCTTCACCACCGTCAGTGGGATTTTGCACACGCTCACTCTCGGCAAGACAGTTTTCCTAAACCTTGCCATCACCATTACGACTAATGGCACCTGCGCCGCCGCCATTTTCCTGCCGCTGCCCTTCAGCGCGGCTTTCGACAACTCGCTCAGTTGTTCGGCGGAAGTCGCTTCGGTGAACGGAAATGGCGTGATCTTGCCGTCCTTCGGACCGCCATATGATCACGAGGTAGCAATCGGCCGCTACGACGGAACTTTTCTCGGAGGAGACGGCGAAGTCATTGTGTGCAATGGAGTAATTCAGATTCCGTGAAAGATCCCCATGTTCTGGGTCGAGTACTTCTGCCCCCGGCAATCCCCCTTCTGGCAAAGAGGCCAGCAGCCCTACAGCACGCTTTACGCCGCGATGGTGATGGCGCAAGCTCTTAAACCACCCCAAGGCCAAGCCCGAGTGCTCGATTGCTACGGCCAGATCGTCTACAGCCTGTAGCCAAGAGGCGGAAAGCCGCCTTCCTGCCATTTTCAGACCTTCGGAGGATCAAAACCCCCACCCGATTCCATGGAGGCCTTATTTCGCGCAGAAACCGGGGAGGATACGAGGAGCGGGAGGCTGCCAAAAACCAAATGGCCCGGAGCCGGTTCATAACGCCGACTCCAGGCCAAGATGGTGGGCAGCCTCTTTCCGATACAAACGCCCAATGAACGATCACCGGACGCTCAGACTCAGCCCCCGCCCCCGCCCCGTACGGAGTGATAAGAGAAACAGCGGACGTGCGCGTCCGCTTCCAACTCGCCTAGGACGTGTGCGTCCGCTACAAACCGCTTCACGCCCGAAAGAAGACTCTACAACCAATCGGGGAAGGGTGTCAAGAACAAAATCAAGGGCTATTCCATGGCGGCGCTTGCCTGCTTTGAGGGTGTGGAGGATGCGAGGAGCGCGGACATTTCGCGCATATCCACAGACTCAGCCCGCCGCCGCAGGCACTTCCCGCACGTCTTTAGATTCGGAAACAGAGCCAGCAGTTCAGGCGTTACCCTCACAATACGGCTCAGGCAATCGAGGCCCTTTTTCACCGAGCCGCAATCAGCGAAGTAGTGCAACAGGCTCACATGGTAAGTTCCCGTTCCCTCTGGAGGACTCAGGACCGAAGACCGAGACGGGATGCAGACGGGATCTGGAGACGTGTACGCGCGCCGGGAGACCTCATTCACAACTATGAAGCAGACTTGATCCATGCGGCGATTCTAACCCCGCGCTCCTGGAACGCGCAAGCCTTCAGGAGCGAACGGATGGACCCTGGAATACCGGAAGGACCTTTAACGACTATTCCGTGGCGGCGCTTGCCTGCTTTGAGGGTTCTGAGCGTGTGAGGAGCGCCCGCTCTGCCGGATATTTAGTGACCTTTTCGCACTGCCAGCAAGGGACCGAAGCGCGCACTTGAACCCGAAAAAACACCGAATGCCCACAAGCCAACTGATACTCGTCAATTCCTTCAGGGTGATGTTTCATGGCGACCACGCTACGGTAGAAACGCAATGGATCTGGTCTGCGACCAAGACGAAAGGCCGAAATCAGTAGACTTGCTAGAACCAGAACGGCGCAAGCGGCGCAAATAACTATCAGAACCATGGGACCGATTCTAAACCCGCGCTCCTGGAACGCGCAAGGGCCACAGGTACTATCGGATGGTGAACGGAATACCAGAAAAGGGTGTTCAGAGCCAAACCGCCCAGATCAAGCCGGCAGAATTCGTAACCCGCGATCCGAAAACCCGGTCCACCACGGTTGTCACATCCGGCCATTGGGGGTTGTGGTAATCGTGGCCGCAGATGAGCCGGCGGGCCTTTGGCGTCCAAAGCTCCAGGTCGAGTGCAACACCGGCTTCCAAATGATCTCCATCCACGAAACCCATATCCACCGTAGCGTTGACCAAGCCAGCCGCTTCAGCGCTCGGAACCGAGAACACGCCCAATTTACCGTAGGTTGGAACAGAGCGCCGAAAGTCGATTTGCAGGTTTTCAATCCGTTCGGTGAGGTTTTTGAACGAACAGAATCAACCGCTATTCCGTGGCGGCGCTTGCCTGCTTTGAGGGTGTGGAGGATGCGAGGAGCGCAGACCTTCGTTGCATCGAAGCAAACCCCTTGTATTCCTCTGCGTGGGCCTCACAGACACGTAAGATCCATCCCCGCCCGCCGAAATAAGCGGTAAACCCACTGACCGAATAGACCCACCGCTCCCGACAGTACGGACGCTGACATAGATCGAAGTTTTTCACGGCAGACCGATTCTAAACCCCGCTCCTGGAACGCGCAAGGCCCACAGGTACTATCGGATGGACCCTGGAATACCAAAAGGGGTTGGATCGGGCGCGTCACCCCCAACTCTTCGCGCCCGATCCCGTTCCAGAGTGTCCCTACGAACCGGAGGCGGACAAGGGCTGGCCTGAAACGTTTCTCAAAGTGGGCACCGGGTCCAAAAAGAAGGGCCAACGCTTCGGATTTACAGCCCCATGAATGGTCCGCACAGCGCCCACTCTGAAGAGTATAGCGCCGTTATGCGGCCGGAGGGGTTGCAGGAGCGGGCGCGTGTCCGAAGAATCCGGAAGCGTTCAAGTTCTTCACAATCGAATCGATCAAAGTGGAAGCAGCCTGTACATGGGCTTCAGGGACAGCTTCGCCGGCTTGCGCCGCGGCGTCGATGGACGCCAGCACAATCTGTTTCTTGGTTTCGCCTGGAACGCCCTTGGCGGCGGCTTCTACAGCGATGACTCCCCCGAGGATCTGCGGGAAAATCGAGAACAGGAAAGCGAGTATTTTCATAGTGATTCGATTCTAGCGCTATTTGAGCGCCGCCGCTATAGCGGCATCCCGTTTGGCCTTTGCGGCTTCCACGTCGGCGTCATAGGCGGCGATAGCAGCTCTGACCGCCACGTCCACGGTCGAAAGCCCAACCGCCACCGAAGCGCCCCACATCGAAGCCCAATTCGACGGATTGCCGGAAGCCGCTATGGCTTCGCGCGCCTTTTCGGCCGCCGCGGCCTGCTCGACCGTCATGCCGTTTGGCACGACGGCCGGAACCGTTCCCGGAGGTGGAGCCGGAGTCCCGTGAAATGGAGCCATGTCGCCCATAAAGTCGTTTATCTCCTGGCTTCGATTCTAGCACCGGGGAAGTTCCCACGGCCATGGTTTTCAGTGAAATACTCGCCCCAAGCGCGTTTTGGCGTGCAATCTTCCCCGGATTTCGGAACTCAGAGATTGGGCACTTTGAGGACTATGGTAGCACTTCCACGGCCCAGATCATGCCGGTTGGATTTTGCACGCGCGACCCGAAAACCCGGTCAACCACGGTTGTCACATCCGGCCACGTCGGGTTGTGATAGTCGTGGCCTGCAATCAACTTCCGGGCCTTTGGCGTCCACAACTCCAGGTCGAGCGCAACCGCAGCCTCCAGATGGTCTCCGTCCACGAAAACCATGTCGAGGCCAGTCATCAAGAACGGTACAGCATCAAACGCCTTTGCGGCATCGGCGCTTTTCATCGCACAGGTTCGCAACTGGTTCCAAACGCGCTCGAAACCGATGCGGGATTCCAGATTTTGCATGAAAAGCGCATGTGGCCGTTCCCCATTGCCCATGATATCCTGCCACGTATCCACCGCATACACCGGGCCTTTGCAGCCCTGCAACAGCGCGAACGTGGAACGCCCTTGGTAGCAGCCGATTTCCACCACGGAACTCATTTGAGAGGCTGTATCGAACAGCCATTGAAGCTCGGATTCGTCCATCCAACCGGGAATGGAGAGATCGTAGGGAGGCGTCATCACAGCCGATTCTAACGAGGTTTCGGGGCTTTCATACTCAAGCCGCCTTACTGTACCAGAGAACGCCAGCAGCAGCAGCCAAAATGAACGCCATCCACTGTTGCAAAACCATCTTTTCCCCTATGACGACGCTGCCCGTGAAAATCGAGAGAACGATAGCTATGATCGTCCACAGCAGGGCGACTTCAAACCAAGAGCCACGCCGATACGATGCCCAGACCGGATAGGCGCTTACCGCATAAAAGAGGACTCCAAGCCAGAAAAACCGGTTGATCCCCACCGCATGCCTGAGGGACCAATCGCCCGCTTGCGCCAGTACAACAGCCACAACAATCAACGCGAAAATCATTGGCCCGCTCCTGAAATGCTCTCATCCCGCCGTTTTTCAACCGATGGACCCTGGAAAGTCATACAGAGCGATTCTAACGCTATTCCGGGGAACGTGGCGACGTTTTCAAGCGGGTTCTGAGGGTGCGAGGAGCGCGGGACCGCGATCACGGAAAAGTGATGGAAACAACTTGCGGCCCAGTTCCATTTGACTAATTTCGAGCGCTCCAGCCTCCACCGCTAATTTGCGTTTTGCCAGGCAGATATCGAAATGCTCCTGTCGCGTGCCCGCTTTCTGAATCCATCTGGACTGAACACCGATCCGCGCCGCCATCGCCAAAAGCTCATCGTGCGTATCCGCGATCATGTGACACATCACCATACGCCCAAACGCAGCCTTCATGCCGTCAACGTAGACCATAATCCGCTCCTGGAATGCTCTCATCCCGCCGTTTTTCAACCGATGGACCCTGGAATCCACTCATCGAATCGGCTCGAACCTGCCCGGCTTCGCATGCTTCAAA